GTTTATACAAATCAAAACCAACAATATATCAGTAACGTAACTGATAACGAATACATAATAATGAACTAATATGAATAAACAAATTCAAAATTTTTCAGTAGTTTCCTTAGCACAACAGGATGTGCCCGTAATAACAGAAGATGTAAAGACCCGATATAATTGGGTCCCATTTGGAGTAAGAATGCAAGATGATTTCTTTCCAATTGTTACTATGGCATTTCAAACTTCTACAACCAATGCAGCATGTGTTGAGGGTGTAAGTGATTTAATCTTTGGAAAAGGAATCTATACAAAGAATGAAGGGTTTACAGAGAACCTAGCTAAGTTATTACCACAGGAAGAATTGAAGAGAGTAATCTTTGACCTAAAACTTTATGGTAATGGAGCATTTCAAGTAATTTGGAATGATGAGCATACTAAAATAGTAAAGTTCTATCACATACCCGTACAAACTTTAAGAGCTGAAAAGATTTATGATACAGCAAAGATAGAGAATTATTTCTATTGTACTGATTGGTATGATATGAGAAAGGTAAGAGATAAGAAAACTATCCCTGCTTTTGGAACATCTAATGAGAAAAGAGAAATCTTATACATAAAGAATTACACACCAGGTAAGTATTACTATAGTACCCCTGATTGGATAGCAGCCCTTCAATTTTCGGAGGTAGAAGCTGAGTTGAGTAATCTACATATCAACAACATAGAAAATGGATTCTTGCCCCTCGTAATGGTTAATATGAACAATGGTATCCCAGCTCCTGAAGAGAGAGATACTATTGAAGACCTAATTGAGAGAAAGTTCACAGGTACTCGTAATGCAGGAAGGTTTATGATTTCATTTAACGATGATGTAGCTAACAAACCTACGATTGATACAATCAACATTGAGAACCTACATGAAAAGTTCCAATATGTTGCTGATTACGCACAGGATAGAATCTTAGTTGCTCATAGAATTACTTCACCATTGTTGTTTGGTATCCGAACTGCTAATAATGGATTCTCCTCTCAATCAGAAGAGATGAAAACAGCGTTCTCTATTATGCAATCAATGACAATTCAACCATTCCAAAACTTAATATTAAACTTCTTAAACGATGCATTAGTAGAAGGTGGATGGAGTAATACAGAACTATACTTTGAGCAATTAACTCCTTTAGCAATCCTATCAGAGCAAGCTGAAGATACGGATAAAACTATTGAGCAAGTAGAAGATGAAACAAATAAGGCTATGGAAAATCCTGATTCAGTTGATACAGAAACAGGAAATGTAGAACAGATGGGTGAAGAAGGATGGGTTTATACATCTCAACCAAACTTTACTAAAAATTACGAAGTATATAAATAAATAAAATATGGCATACGCATTATTCATAACAAGAAACGATATAATTAAGAACACTCCTTTACAGGGTGCTATTGATGCTGATAAGTTATTACCATTTGTGAGAACAGCGCAAGATAAGTATATGTTAAACTTATTGGGAACCGTTCTATTCTACTATCTGCAAGAAAAGATTGAAACAAATACAATTAGTACATTAGGGCCTGCATATCAGGATTTAATTAACGACCACATCAAACCTACTTTAATATGGTATAGTTGTGTTGAGTATATTCCATTCTCTTCTATATCATTTAAGAGTGAAGGAGCAGTTAAACACTTATCAGACCAATCAGTTGCGCCTGGTAAGAATGAAGTAGATTACTTAAAGTATCACGCACAATCAAATGCTGATTACTACGCGACTAGATTACAGAACTATTTAATATCTTATTCTAATTTGATACCAGAATACTTAGAATCTGTAGGAAACCAAACACAAATCTTCCCTGATATGAGTAACACTTACTTCGGTGGAATAAATTTATAATTTATACTATGGCAATAATAAACGATAGTGGGCAGAACTTTACACTCTACTATAATGTATTAGAGTATTTCAAAACTATTATGAGTAACCATCCTTCATTGGGTTCAGTTACTCAGGGTGATATATTTGAAATAGATGCTAGAGAATTTCCTGTCTATCCATTAGGAAACATCTTAATCACAAATGCAAGTTTTGGTTTAAAAACTTCTACGTTTACTTGTCAATTGACAATTGCGGATAAAGTTAAATTAAAGAATAATGAATCATCTGGAAGTACAAACTTTCAGGTTATTCCTTTTAATGGCACTGATGATGTTGTTGATATTCACGCCAACACATTAGCTATCTTAAATGATTTAACTTCATATACACAAAGAAGTGTTGAGGCAGCTGAAATAAATGATGATATAGATTGTGTTCCATTCAAAGATAATTTTGATAATGGATTAGCAGGATGGGTATGTACATTTGATATGTTGGTACACAATGATAAGAACATTTGTCTTTTCCCATTGTTACCACAAGTTGTTGTACCACCATCACCAACTACTACAACTACAACATCTGGCCCTACTACTACAACTACAGCAGGTCCAACTACGACTACTACTACATCAACTACTACAACTACTACATTAGCTCCAATAACATTTGAAGCAAGTGGAAGTTGTAATGGATTTGAAGGTAATGGTGTAATAGATGTTTACAATGTTTTAGGAGGAGGTAGTTTCCCTAAGTTTGTTAGTTTAAACGATGGAGTATTTTTCCCATTAACTACACCAACACAATCATTCACAGGATTAGGTGATGGAACATTTGAAGTGACAGTTAAGAACAATGAAGGATTTGAAGCATCACAATCTGTAGTAATTGATTGTGTTCCAGCTCCTACAACTACTACCACTTCGACTACAACTACAACATCAACAACTACATTAGCACCAATCAGTATAAATGTAAGTGGAAGTTGTTTACCATCAGGTGGAGCTGAATTAACTATATTAGGAATTACAGGCGGAAGTGGTGGACCTTATTTCCATTCATTACAACAAGATGGAGTTTATTTACCATCATCTTCTGAATATAATACATACACTAATTTAAATAATACAATTTATACGGTGTATGCAGATAATAACTTTGGTAGTACAGGTTCTCAATCAGTTGATTTGAGTGGTTGTCAGCCGTTACCAACGACTACAACAACAACGACTACAACTACCACAACTACAGCAGCACCAACAACGACAACGACTAGTACGACTACAACAACTAGTACAAGTACAACTACTACAACAACAGCAGCACCAATTTTCCCTTCTTCATATACCGCAGAATACTTAATTGTAGCGGGTGGTGGAGGAGCAAGTAGAAATGGTTCTGGTGGTGGAGGAGCCGGTGGATTGCTAAGCGGTTCTGTAACATTTACTACATCATCTATCCAAACATTATCAGTAATAGTTGGAGCAGGTGGAGCAGGTAATGTACTTACTTCTGGTAGTAATGGTTCTACATCATCATTCTTCTCAACATCATCAATTGGTGGTGGTGGAGCAGGTGGAGGTATTGCATTAGGTAGTTTCGGACAACTAGGTGGAAGTGGAGGAGGTTCACATAGATTAGATGCATTTGGAAGCGGAACTTTGGGTCAAGGATTTAATGGTAATAATGGTGGATTTGGTTCACCGTCGGCATCCAATGGTGGAGGTGGTGGAGGAGCTTCTCAATCTGGCTCACAATCTACACAAGAATACTCTTTTATCTATGGTACTAATTTATTAACCGGTGGTGCAGGAGGAAGTGGCTCACAATGGTTAAACGGAACATTCTACGCCGGAGGCGGTGGAGGTGGAGCTACTTATGCAGGATTAGGTGGACCTGGTGGCGGTGGAAATGGTGGTATTGATTCGGCATTATTTGGATTACCTGGCACAGGAAGCGCAGGTGTTACTAATACAGGTGGAGGTGCCGGTGGTAATGGTAATCAGGGTGATTTTAATGCACCAAATGGAGGTTCAGGAGTTGTAATTATTAGATACGCTAACGCTACACCAATAGCGTTGGGTGGATTGATTACATCACAATCTGGATACATTTACCATACATTTAATGCATCATCTACATATAAAACATATAATCTTTAATTGATATGGCACACTACGCAAAAATAGAAAACGATATAGTAACAAATGTAATTGTTGCTGACGAAGATTTTATACAAACATTAGATGGTGAGTGGATACAAACATCTTATAATACAAAAGGAGGAGTACATCTATTAGGTGGAACTCCTCTTCGTAAGAACTATGCTGGAATAGGATATACCTATGATAGAGAAAGAGATGCTTTTATTGAAGCACAACCATCAGAAGAATATGTTCTAAACGAAGATAAATGTATATGGGAATTACCATTACATTTAATAAATGAAAACTCAGGCTCATTATAATGGCAAATTTTCCTACTTTAAAAGATGTAGCAAAACAATATGAGAACCTCGCTAAACTAAACATTCAGCGAGGTGATACTCGTGCAATTAAGACGGGTAGATTGAGAGATAGTATTAAAGTTACTACATCTCAGATTGGGTTTAAGACTCAGGTAATGGATTTGAACACCGTATATTATGGTGTATTCGTTAACAATGGGACAGTAAAGATGAGAAGTAGACCATTTGCAACTAATGCAGCTAACTCTGATGTACTTAAATCAATGATAGATGATTATATAAAGGGTGTTATTCAGGTGGAGATATTTAATAAAACGAAAAAGAAGTTAGATAAAATCTTTAAGAAATCATCCAATACAACCAAATAAAAAATGGTTATTATTATAAAGAAGTAAATTATGGCGTTAACAATTCTACAGAATCCAGCTACAGCATCTTTGGCACAATCACCAATTATATTTAGTGTATCTTCATCAACAGATACAACTAGTAGTGGATTTCAATATGTAGCAGACCTATTCTATTGGACAGGAAGTGAAGCAAGTAGTGGTAGTGCAAAATATACACTTACTAAATTCCCTAATTCATCTAAAGTTGGTATATTTGATTTTAGTAAGATATTAAACTCTACACTTACCGATTTAGCTATAGCAAACAAATCTAATGTAAGTTTCTTTAAAGGGGATTTCTATACACAATTTTTAGTTGGTAACACTTATGTAACCGGCTCAACTCATACAATATCATCTGTGTTCAAAGCATTAGATGGTTACGCTATATTCCAGGAACCAATTGGACAGGCAATAACTGCTAAATCACCACATTGGCCTATAATGAGTGATGGACCTGTATCACAATCAGCTCT